TATTAGTGTCTGTAGGGGCCTTGATTACAGGCATGGCATATGTTATATTCACTTTAATAATAAGGTAGGAAATCATGCAACTATCAAAACATTTTAAACTTGAAGAGTTTACTAAATCAATGACAGCTACTCGTAAGGGTATCGACAACTCACCAGGGTCAGGTGACATTAAAAATTTAGAAAACGTGTGTTATGAAATACTAGAACCCGTTCGTGCACACTTTGAAAAACCAATAACAATAACGTCCGGCTATCGTAGCGAGGCACTTTGTGAAGCGATCGGCAGCAAAAAAACTTCGCAACATGCAAAGGGCCAGGCGGTGGACTTTGAAATAGCAGGCGTTCCAAATATTAAGACTGCTTATTGGCTGCAAGCAAACGTAGATTTTGATCAATTAATTCTCGAGTTCTATAAACCAGACGATCCAGCAGGCGGCTGGGTACACGTGTCATACAATGAATCTGGTGCGAATAGAAAACAGGTCCTTACTTATGATGGCAAAAGCTATGAAAATGGACTTCCAGATATGAAGTGGAAGGGTGGAAAAGTAATAGGATGAGGGCAGCTTTAAAGAGATTAAGAAATTTTGTTAATGAGAATCAAGGCTATATTTTATTAGCAATTCTTATTGTAATTATCATAAAATAGTATATATAAGAAGTAAGAGTGCTTTAGGAGGCTCTTAATTATTAACTGTCTAAACAAGGAGGTTACTATGACTGATCTAATAAACTTAAACAATTTCCTAAACAACGCAATTGGTTTCGAAGATTTCTTTCACAGATTTCATCGACTACCTACTATAAACGCAGGCTTTCCACATTATAACATAAAGAAAGCAGGTGAAGATAAATACACATTGGAAATGGCAGTGGCTGGGTACAAAAAGTCAGACATTGATGTCCAGGTGCAAGACGGAGTTCTATCTATTGAAGGAAAAACTTCTGAAGATAAAGAAGACTTCGTTCATAAAGGCATAGCTAAACGTGCATTTAAAAAACAACTTCAGTTGTCAGAGTATGTTGAATGCAAAGGAGCTAGGCTTGAAGATGGAATGTTGAAAGTGGAATTGAATTACAATCCACCAGAAGACAAGAAGCCTAAAAAAATAGCGGTAAAATAGTCAATTTGAAAATTTGCGCGCGCTACGCGTATAGTCCTACGTTTTAGTGGATTATATCCAATCTTTTAAGTCTTCTCCTAGTACTTGCGAGGCAATATTGATTTTATCACGAAGTGCTTTAACAATTTTTTCATCAACTGTGTCTTCTGCAATAATATCAACGTACGTGACATTTTTCTTTTGACCTATTCTATGTGCTCTATCTTCTGATTGAAGCCTTTTCTCTAAATCATAGCCATTAGAGAAATAGATTACAGTGTTGGCTGCGGTTAATGTTAAGCCGTAGCCACCTGTTTGAGGTGTACCTACTAAAAACCTTACTTTAGAATCATTCTGAAAAGCGTTCCGATTCTTCTGTCTTTGATCTTGAGGTGTTAACCCATAATAATCAACAATGGAGCCTGGACCATGGACCTTAGTTACTTCTTTTATTATACTTGTAATATCATGCTGATAATTAGCCCATATAATAGCTTTACCTTCTATTTCGTCTAATACATCTATTAGTTCATTTAATCTCTTATTTGGAAGATTCTGCGTAGTTCCATCATCTGCGGTAAAATGGCCACACGTAATTTGGTGAAGTCTCATTAATTGAGTTAACACAGTCATTGTAGATGTTACTTTACCATTTAAATAAGCAAGTGCTGTCTGTTTCATTTGATCATAAACTTTTCTCTGGTCTGGTGTTAAAGAAATATGTCTTTTAGTCCAGTTTTTCTCTGGTAAATCTAAACAATCTTCTTTTAAAACTCTGTATGAAAATCCTTTTAATTGATCAGACAATTCTCCCAAATTTTTAAATTTATCAACTACCTGTATTGATCTACCTCTTATATTTAAAGTTTTCATTTCTGCATATCTATTTCTGAACGCATAAAATGAAGTAAAATCTAATAACCACGGACTTAAAAACTCACATTGAGAATATAGGTCTAATGGATTTTTAGTAACAGGAGAGCCTGTCATAATTCTCCTATATTTAGTTCTAGTAGATAATTGAAGTATATTTTTAGTTCTTTGTGCTTTGGGATTTTTAATAGTGGTAGATTCATCAATAGCCATCAAAGTTTTATGCGAAGATAAAAATTTATAGGCAAAATCAGTTCCTTTTTGAGTGCTAAATGCTTCCACGTTCATTACTAAAATATGCAAAGCTGTTTCTATCTCAAATAAACTCTCGAGTTTTTCTTGTTGTTTTTTAGATATATTTGGTTGCCACAATACGGTCACATTTTCTATATGATCTGGAAGGTGTATAGGTAGCTCCTGTTCATGCCATGTTTTAACAACCCCTTTAGGTGCCACAATTAGAACACCATCTATTTTACCTTTGTCATAGAGCATTGCAGCGTTGTCTATAAGCACTTTAGTTTTCCCTGTACCCATTTCCATAAAATAGGCATAGCTTTCCCTATTCCAGGATTTTTCTAACGCAGTTAATTGATGCGCGTAAGGCTTTGTCTTAAATTTATAATTCATTTTTTTTCTTTCTATGGGTTGACATATAATCCATGATGAACTATATGTCAAGACATGAAAGAAGAAAATATAGTTTATGTAATACAGGAAATTCCAGGTACACAGGCAGGCAATCCTAAAATTAATATTATAGGTGCTTCGCAGTACGGAACATTTAAATTTCTACTACCAGAATTTTCTCAAATAATTTTTTCTCCAGGTCCTTTAATTTTTAAATTAAGAAAAGCCTTAAAGGATTTTAAAGATGGAGATTATTTATTATTGACAGGCGATCCTGCAATAATAGGAGTAGCATGTTCTATAGTTTCTGATATTACAAATGGAAAATACAATCTATTGAAATGGGATAAACAAGAAAGAAAATATTATCCTATTGAAATTAATTTATACGAGAAAGGAGAAATTAATGATTGATTTTGAAAAAGACCAGCAGGAGGTTATTAAAAAAACTGATAATATTCAGTCTCTTGCAGATCAAGTTGAAAGACTAGAAAGTCTTCAAAGTGATATAGAAAAAACTGAGGAAAACTTAAAAGAAAAGAAAAAGAAATTAGAACATTTATCTGGAGAAGTAATTCCAACCATGATGGCTGAGATGGGTTTAGCTCATCTTAAACTAATGGATGGTTCTTCAGTAGATGTTAAGCCTTTTTATAGCGCAAATATTACTGTAGCTAATAAAGAAAAGGCGTTTAACTGGCTTCGTGATAATGGACTAGGAGATATAATCAAAAATGAGATATCCGTGTCTTTTGGTCGCAACGAAGAAAACAAGGCAGCTGATTATGCTTCCCTTGCACAAGAGCGTGGGTTTCAGCCAACACAAAAGATGAAGGTTGAACCCATGACTCTCAAAGCGTTAGTCCGTGAACGTACTGAGGCAGGTAAAGACATGCCAACGGAACTTTTCAACATATTTGTTGGAAATAAAACAACAATAAAAAGGAAACAATAAACATGAACAATGTAGCAACTAAAACAAATGCAGGTGCACTGTCTACGAATCTTTTCGAAGCAGATGCAAATGCTGGCTCTCAAAACATGACGCAGGAAGATCTTGCGTTACCATTTTTGAAAGTCTTAGGGCAGTTATCTCCTGAAGTAAACAAGATGAATGAAAAATTCATTGAGGGTGCAGAACCAGGAATGATATTTAACACTGTCACAAATCAACTTTTTGATGGCAAAAAAGGAGTAGATGTTATTCCAGTTTTTTATGAAAGAAAATACGTGGAATGGCAGGACAGAGGCGCAAGCCAAGGTTCTCCTGTAGCTATTCATGATGCTGATAGTGATATTGTTAGTAGCACTACTAGAGATAAATCATTTAAAGATCGTTTACCTAATGGAAACTATTTAGAAAATACAGCGAATCATTATGTTATTTTTATGAATGGTAGTCCATCTTCAGCTTTGATTTCTATGAAAGCTACTCAATTAAAAGTGAGTAGAAAATGGAACTCAATGATGATGGGTATTAAACTTCAAGGTAAAAATGGTTTATTCACACCGCCTACATATAGCCACATTTATAATCTAAAAACCGTTCAGATGTCTAATGACAAAGGAACTTGGTTTGGATGGGATGTGACTAAAGTTGGCCCAGTTGAAAATAAAGGAGTGTATGAACTTTCCAAAAACTTTGCTGTACAAATCAGTAAAGGTAAGGTCAAAGTCAAACACGGAACTGAAGAAACTTCAAGTACACCATACTAACCGAATCCTAGGTAGTGGGCGTCTAAGCGAGAGTGGATACGCCCACTTGAATTTTTATGTCAGTAGAAAGTTTTAAAAATATATTTCAAGGATTAGACCGAGCACGTGGTGTCACTTATGTTGACAAAAAAGGTGCAGATGGAGAAAAGATTAAAGGTAAATCTTTTGTACAAAGAGAAATGGTCACTGATGACCATTGGCTATTTCATTTACAAGGTAGAGAGCCAAGTTTAGGTATTATTCCAATCAATGATGATAACAAATGTAGATGGGGCTGTATTGATATAGATTCATATGCAGGATTTGACCATCAAAAATTAATTAACAAAATTAAATTATTAAAATTACCACTAATAGTATTTAGATCCAAATCAGGTGGGGCTCATGTGTTTTTATTTACAACAGTTCCTGTTGAAGCAAAACTAATGAGAGATAAACTTTTATCAGTTAGTGCTGTATTAGGTTATGGTGGATCAGAAGTTTTTCCAAAACAAATAGAATTAAAATCGAAAGATGATACAGGAAATTTTTTAAATTTACCATACTTTAATGGTGATAATACAACAAGATATGCCTTTCTTGAAAATGGAAATGCTGCTAGTATGGATGACTTTTATGTGTTGTATAAAAGTAATGTTCAGACACCAGAACAATTAGAAAAATTAGAAGTTAAAAGACCACAATCAGAATTTAGTGATGGTCCTCCTTGTTTAGAATCATTAACACAAAGCAAACTAGATGATGGAAGAGATAGAGTCATTTATCAATTCATTCAATATGCAAAAAGAAAATGGCCAGAAGAATGGCCTAGAAAAATAAATCAATTTAATTATAATCATTTTATTACACCTCTAGAAGATAAAGTTATTCAAGATAAAATAAAATTTCATAGTAAAAAAGATTTAGGTTTTAAATGTAATGAAGAGCCTATGTGTAATCATTGTGATAAATTATTATGTAAGACTAGAAAATTTGGAATAGGGGGAGAATCAGTATTTCCTACATTAAGTGATTTACAAAAAGTAGAATTAGACGAACCATATTACTGGGTTAATGTAGATGGAGAAAGAGTAAAATTAGACACTATTGATTCTTTATTAGAACAAAGATTATTTAGAAGAACAGTTACAAAACAAATTAATAGAAAACCACCAAGAATCACTGTTAAAGAATTTGAAAAATATACAGATATGCTCCTTGCAGGAGTAGAACTTATAAAGGCACCAATTGGATCATCACTAATTGAACAATTAAAAGATCATTTAGAAGAGTATTGTACTAATGATTCAGCAGCAACAACAAATAAAGAAGAAATATTTTTAGGAAACGTTTGGACTCATGAAGGCAAACATCATTTTATATTTAATAAATTTTTTCATGGTTATTTACAAAGAAGAAAATGGCCAGAAAAACATCAAACTACGCAGGATTTATTAATACAACATTGTGGTTGTAAAGATGACAGAATTTATATTGGTAAGAAAAGACCAAGCGTAATGATCGTAGACGCATTTGAAAAACCAGAAAAAGTTTATCAAGAAAAACAACTTAAACCGAAAGATGCCTTTTAGTGAAAACAATAGTATTAGGACCCCCTGGAACAGGAAAGACTCATACGCTTTTAAATAAAGTAGATGATTATTTAAAAGAAACTGATCCAGATAAAGTAGGTTATTTTGCTTTTACTAAAAAAGCAGCTAACGAAGCCAAGGGCAGAGCAATTGAAAAATTTAACTTAACTGAAGATGATCTTCCATACTTTAGAACTTTACATTCATTAGCGTTTAGACGTTTAGGAATTAACAAAGAAAATGTTATGCAACGTAGACACTACGAGGATTTAGGAAAGAAAATTCAAATACCAATTGATTATAATGATTGGGATGATGAGGAGACTGGTTTATTTACAACTAAAAGTGATTACTTAAGAATTATACATTTAGCTAAATTAAGAAATATTACTTTAGATCAACAATTTAATTTAAAAGAACACAATCAAAAATTAGAATATGATAAACTTATTATTATAGCTAATGAATTACGTAGATATAAAAAAGAATACGGTCTTATAGATTATAATGATATGATATTAGACTTTGTTAAGTCGGACAAATCTCCAAAATTTGATGTAGTGTTTATAGATGAAGCACAAGACTTATCTCGAATGCAATGGGATATGGTAAATAGTTTTGATACAAATGATTCTTTTATTGCAGGTGATGATGACCAGGCTATTTTTAGATGGGCTGGAGCAGATGTAGATTCTTTCATAACCCAAAAAGGAAAAATTTTAAATTTAACTCAATCAATGAGAATACCTAGAAAGATTCATGAATATGCAATGAAAATTATTGAAAGAGTGTCTAATAGATTACCTAAAAACTGGCAACCTAA